TACTTTTGTGAATGTTGCTCCAGAGTTAGTGTAGTCGCCTGTTGCCTGTGCAGCTGCACGGATAACACGCTCTCCAACATTAACCTTCTCGAGTTCCATTGTGTTGGCCCGCATTGTAACTCTGCGGCCATCTTTGGCGAGTACAGTAGCATCCCAAACATAATCGATAAATCGACGAGCCTGCTCTGGACGGAGAATTCCGCTACCAGCATCACCCGAAGGATTAACCGCGTTTGCGCCAGTTGTTGAACCAAGTGATGCTGTTGGGATCATTCCGAGCGTTCCCGCTGCGGGAGTAGTTACCCCACCAATACCTCCTGATGCAAATGCACCTTCACCATTAAACAAACCGCTGTCTGCGCTTGCTGCATCTGGATTATTTTTCTTGATATCTTCCGACATTATGTCACCTCCTAAGTGATTGTTTATTAATTGAATAAATCGGCAGTTTTGAGGAAACGTCCGCCCCATAGGGATTTCTCAACCTTAGTTTCAGGCTGTTCCTGTACGATCTCGCCTAGATCGCCAGATTTACGGAAAGCGGTGTCAGCCTCAACTGCATCGATTCTCTTTCCAAACTCATTGAAGTCTCCTTCTGCATCCTGTATCTTTGAAGATACAAGACCTAGAGATTTCTTTAACTCAACAATTTCGTCATTTAGTGACTTGATTACTGTTGATAGATCGCTAAAGGCTGATGCAATACCGTCTTTAAGCTGAGATACAGCATCGGTTACATCATCTGATTTTGATACCTCTTCGGTAACCTCGACAGGGGACTCTTGGCTGTCAGACTTCATCTCGTCATAAGACTTGTCTTCTTCCTCTTCATCCTCAACGGACATGTCTGATGACTTCTCTTCCAAGACTTCAGCATCTGCTGACTTCTCTTCCATCTCGTCTTCTTCCATATCTTCTGTCTTGAGAACCTCACCGTACTCGTGTAGACCGGTGTTGGCATCTGCCTCTGGAGCGACCGCTGCTGCATCAGCAACTGTAGCCACTTCGACTACTTCTGCGCTTGTGTTATCAGTCATAGGGTCTTCCTCCTTTGTTATCTTAGAAAAATTAATGCCTTTAGCACTATCAACTAAGAACTTTATCATTTCTGATTTTTCGTTATCGTTTTTCTCAACGAAACCTATGTTCTTCATCTCTTCGCCGCTAATAGGGCTTAGGTATGACTCATCTTCAGATACCAGGACAATTCCTGACTGGTCATCCCAGAACACATTTTCAAAAGATGTATCTGGGGAAGAGCTCTTTACGACATTAATTCCATCAACTTTTTCAACTGACATAATGTTTGCAAACTGGTTTGCGGGGTTGTCGACGAGCGATAGCTCTACGAGGTCGTAATCTTTAATAATTCGAATTTTTGCATCTGACTTCTCATCATAGGCGTCATCCCACTTGTTCATTCTTCCACCAATTGAGAATCCTGAAAGGGTTCCGTCTAATACCTTTTCCCAAGTTGCCTGAGCACCCTTGGAAACATATGCAGATACATATACGCCTGAAAAGAACTTCTTCTCTTCTGGGTCAAAGTACTTCTCTTCTTTGAAGGATACCATCTTTCCAACGGCTAGGGGCTGGTGCATCTCTCGGATGTTTCCACGAAACTTTCTGAAAGCTTCTAGGCTTGCCTCTGTTGTGACGATGTCATCCTGCTTGTCCACGTTGTCGAGTGTGGCAAAACCAGAGACAATACGTCTCTCTTTATCTACCTTGCTAAAAGGCATCGAGAGACGAACGTTGTCGCCCTCGGTATCTAGGTGAACCTTTGATATAGTCATGCTAGTTTATTATACACCCTTTTTACGATAAATGTTCTCAAAACGTTATGTTTAGAGGAACTAATCAGAGGATGTCCCTTCTCCTTGGGCGTTCCTACCGCTTAACGTAGACGTAGAATCTGACTCGTTGTTAGATCTTTCTGCATCTCTTGATCGGTTACCTGCAAGGTTAGCCCTTGCATCTGTTGCTTGTCTTGGTGACATTTCGAATGGAGAGTCTCCATCTGGCCTCTGAGGCAATCCTAGAGACTCACGAGCTTCATTAGGAGTCATGACCTGTGTCTTGACATAGCGTTCAAGTATTTGAGACTGAGCAATTTCATCTGTAAGGGTTAACTCGGTAAAGGCAAAGTCTAAGATATCAGTCTTTTCTCTAATTATCTTCTTTATCATCTTCTCCAGGTTAGTCTGTGCTGGTCTGGCAACTTGCTCTTTAAATGTTCTGTCTTGGGCCAGGGCAGCTGCTATAGAGGACGCATCCGCTCCACCAATCTTTGATAGCGGCACTTGGTGTGCGACAAGGATATCGTCCCTATTGCGAATTCTATACTCATTGAACGAGGCTTCTTGAACCCCATTCTCTATAGGCTCCATCTTGAACTCAACCTTATTGTTGTCTGAGTCTGCCGGCAATGGAATGTAAAGGGTTCTGTGAGACTGTCCTTTAAGGCTAGTCTGCAGGAACCTGAACATCTTGTCTTCTGCCTCAGAAGAAAGCTTAGCTCCCTTAAGAGTTACGACATAACGTGGCACACCCTTATTCCCAAAGTAGTCAATGTTATATTGAGACGCAAGTTGATCTCCGTAAAGAGAGGAGATAGCAGACATAATGTCTGGCACACCATAAAAGGTGTTTAGCGGAGAGTACTCTTTGTAGTGAAGTATCTCGTTAGGCCTAGGATCATCTGTCATGGGGTTTGCGTTAGTTGCCCCAAAATTTCTAAAGTATACAACCTTGTTGCCTATGATCTGAACGTATCCGTCTCGTAGCCTTCTGGCTCTCATTGTTGTTGAAGGTATGTGGCCCACATAACCAATCTGACCCTTCGTGGTTCTACCAACTTCAAGGTACCCGTTTCCTGTGGCCTGAACGTCCGTGTAAAATTTCATCATTGTGCTAGTAAAGGAGTCATCCCTATTAAGACTATCTAGCCAATCTTCCATCTCCACTTTTGCTCTCTGAATCCTTTTACGAGCACGAGCGACAGCTTCTGGATCTTCATTAGACTCAAGCTTCATCATTGTTCTTTTGGACACGTCAAAGCTGTAGCCCAGACCAACAATGTTTTCTACCTTTGCATCAATGGCTGCGTGGTTGGCAAATGATGTGTCATAAAAGTTTGCTAGTTCATAGAGATTCCAGGGAGGTGTAATCACATCAAACATGCCATACCCATTACGGTACACCGCTCCTGAGTTAATCTCTTTGGAGTTTGCCCCGTTACCAGTATTGACAGCTAAAGCACTGTCCTGGTATATTGCGGATGTTACATCTATGTTGTTGTAAGCCATTGTGGTTTCAACTATAGGAGGGTTGTTTGCTTTTTGAATTCTTTCAGACCTACGCTTAAAGTTTTTATCAATCCCAGAGAGCCCCTTTAGGACGTCCCACTCTTTTAAGAAAGGGTCTTGGGCTTTAAATGGATCTGGCTCTTTTTCAAATTCTGGCAGGCTGGCGCCTATTACGTATTCAGACATTATCCCTCGTCCCCGTAAAGCATTAGTGTGTCTTTTGCTGCCTGTACTGATCCAAGATCATTTAGGTTTGGAAGAAGCCCATTAGCCATTCGTTCCTTTTGCTCCTGGTACTCATCTTCAGATACCCTGGCAACTCCAGGCATGAACTCATAAGAGCCATCTCCCTGACCAAGAGCTGTAGCTTCTTGTTTAATCTTTGCTATCTGCAGAGCGTCCCCCTTGTGAGATGGGATGTTCAGTACGCTACCATGGCCATCCGTAAAAGGCTTTCCATTTGCTTTCTTCCAAAAATATATACCCCATGGGTAATCTTTTTCAATAACTGTGGCTTTAGAGTTACTGATTTGTCCGTTGTCTTTGTCTATCATAACCACTAGTATACCATACTATAGAGGTTTGACGATGGAAGATGACCAAGCCAAACCGTTTGTGATCTTATAGCCAAGAATACCTCCGACATATAGAACAGAATCATCTCCTGCTACGATCTTATTGGTTCCAGCGTAAGCTTTATAGATACTTGAAGGGTTTACTCCATAATATTGTGTGGAAGAAAGGATTAATACATCATTCCAAAGATAATCAGTAGAGGACTGAGTTAGAAGGTTCTTCCAGTAAGCCCAAGAATTTGAACTGGCTGACACGGCATCCCAGAGCCTTACGGACTGACGCTCTACCTCTTGCAAGCTACTGGACTCGTAATACGATATGTTGTTTACCAGCATAGGGCCCGTAAACCTTATGGCACCGACAGATGAATCAAACCTAAGAGGCTCTGCAAACCTTATCCCCAGGGCTGTCCATTCGTTAAGGTTAATTGTAGGAGTCTTGACTATCTTTCCGTTTATGTAGAATGCCAGTCCTGTCTGGAATTGACCAGTCTTTGCATTTAGTGCGTAAAGCCTTACGCGCTTGTTAGAGTTGTCAATTGGCTGCATAAAGACTTTTATAGAAACGTAATTCGACTCAAGCTCAAAGATTTTCGTTTCGCCTGTTGGGAAGCTATCCTGACCAAAGAACATAAACATCTGCGTAGCTATTAGACTGTAGTTCTCTGCTGCCTTTTCATTGACGTTGATTAAGAAGCCCCTGTTAATTAGCGCGTCATAATCTCCTACCTTTTCTATCCCGCTCTTCTTGGTCAGGTAGAGGTAAGGGGTGCTGCCTTTGTAGATCCTATATGGATTCCTAGACTTGTAGTCATAAAAGAGTGAGTATCTTTGATAAGGGAAGATTGGGACATTAAACTTTGTCCCGATTGGATTAGAGGTGGTATCGTTGAAAGCTTGGGAGGCATACTGTAGACTCCTTAGCCCGACTTTGTTCTTTATAGCTCCCCTAACCTTCATCTCGATGTGTGTAACAATGGCATAAGAGGTCATGGGCACGTCGTTTGGAGGGTAGATAATCGTTCCATCTACCACCTCAAATGCTGTGTTTATCCACCCTGCACCGTACCTGATGTCAGTGGGGTTTACCACGTTGTTTCTTTGAGCTGTGGCTACATCTGAAAACTCAGACAGCTGCTTAGTTGCCCCAGACTCTATGAGCTGAAAGCTAACGTAAGTCTTTACGAGAGCCTCATCTGTGTCATACGAGGACAGCTTAAACTTAGGAGTAGATGGATAGTCTACGTTAAGCTGGAGAAAGGATAAGTCGTAATACTCTTCCCCAAAGGAATCTTTTACATACTGAGCAAAGTATGAAAGCGGAAGGTAGTCCTGCCAATAAGAGTCGCAGTCAACGTCTAGGCTATAGACTCCATAGTCTATAGATGCCGTTAGGGTGTAGGTTGCTATGTGGTCGTACAATTCCTCGAACGTAAAGGAGGACGGGATTCCTCCGTCTAAGACATTAGACCAAACGGACATGTTATAGAATCCTGCGTCAACATAACCCAGCTCTTCAACTTCAAAAAACTCTGGTACTTTGTTTACGTTTCTTTGTGTGCACAGTCCAACCTTGTAGATCTTTCCATCGAATTGAGCGGTATAGGTATTGTCTCCCGCAACAAACATCATCAACTGCTGGACATTGCTGAAGAAAGACAGCACGTCTGAACCAAAGTAGTTGCTTAAGGAAACAAACGATGCCCCCACGAAAACTTTTTCATTAAGAGTGATACCTTGCTTCGTGCTAATGACGGAGGCTTGCCCTCTAATAGTTAGCTCATAACTCAAAACGTCTTGCAGCAGGATAACAGAAAAGCTATCGCCGTTAACCTTGTTGACAAGCTTAAGAATTATCTTGGGGTCAGAGCTAAAGCTTTCAATTTCAAATATTGCATAAACAGCTTTTGATGGCTGATTGTCTATGTCTAAGGTCTGAAACCTTATAAACCCTGGGTTT